TTAGATGTAGGGTCAACTTGGAGAATACGAGTAACAGATTTTTTATTTACGTTTACATTTTTTTCAATCATATTAATTGTAATTTTTTCTCAAATAATTTTGAGAATGTTAGTTTGGGGGTTTGGTGGATTAAATTAGTAAAATTAACAAAACCCATTTCTCCAGGGTCTTTATCTTGTAATTCAACTAAATAAACTTTTTTACCTTGATTTAATAAATTTTCACAAAAATCTAAGGCTTCTTTTATAGCATCTTTATCTAAGGCTATGTATATTTTTTGTATTGAAGATGTTACAATTTTTTTCATTAACTCTTTAGAAATATTTTTACCTAATAACGGAATAGCATTTCTTTTAATTGCTAACATATCAAATACTCCTTCACATAATATTAAAGGAGAATTCCAATTTATGTAAAAACCAAAAGGTATAATATTTCTTGATACTTGAGGATTTTTATATTTACGAGAAGAATTTTTATCAAAGCTACGGGCTGAGAAATAGTTTAGTATTCTGTTTTCATCATATGATGGGATAATAACCATATTGGAATATTCTCCATATTCGCAATAACCTATATTATATTTTATAATATCCTCTTCAGTAATATTTCGAATTTTTAGATAATTTAAAGCATGTTTGGCTATAATTCCTTCTGGGGTGGGGTAAAGTGGGGTGAATTCTTTGGGTAAAGATATGGTTTCAACTACTATTTGGTGAGTAGAGGTTTTAGAATCATTTATTAAAGATCTTAGTTCAGTTAATTTTGAGGAATCAGCTTTTAAAGATTTAAATAAATTGATAAGTTTTTTTCCCTTTTTACCACAAACCCAGCAATTCCAAGGATTTTCTCCTTCAGAATTAGTATCCATACATATTTCTAGTTTAGGTTTAGGGTGATTACAAAAAGGACAATGGTATGCTCTATTATTTCGAGCCGTATCTTTACCAGAACCTAATATAGAATCTACTAATACAACAACTAGTTGGTTTATCATAACTTACAAGATAATAAAAAGAAAATTTATTCCAAGTCTTTACGAAAAAATTTACCTAATATATTATCGTTGTACGTACTGTTTAATAAGACATCTTCTTTACATTGATATGATATTTCCCAATATGTTAATGATTTTTTAGTATAACAAATTCTTAATATTTCTTTAGTAAAGTTTTCTTTACCTATATTTGTTATATCCTCTTTTAATTCTTTAGAAGAACCATAATATGTTTTCCAATCAGATTCTTTTTGAGTGACTTTAGTAGTAGCCTTTCTCCCAGGACCTGTTTGTTCTGCTAATTCTTTTTTAGTAAGTTTTTTCTTTACATTATGATAAAGACTTTTTTTACCTATGTAAAATTTACCATTAGGGCTTATAACTTTGTATATAAACCCATAAGTATTTTCAGGCAGATCCTCAATCGAATTTACGATTGTATTATTATATAACCAATTCATAACGTTTATATTTAATTTTATACCATATCAAAATTTATCATGATGGTAGTATCAGTTGTTGGTGAACATTGGAGTGGTTGTCCTAATTTAGCTATGGCTATTAAATCTTTATCATCATTATATAACCCAATAGATGTAACATATGGTGAAAAATAAGATCCAGTAGCAAAATCATACAACGTATTAGTACTTCCTGATGCTAAAGATGGGTTTTGACTAAAACCAAATTCATTTTCTAAAATAGCACAATTATATTTGTTTTCATATAAAGTAACTGAAGAAGAGAAATTAATGGAAGTCCAAAATATCCCTGGTAGGTCATCGTACCAGGCAGATGATGAAATATATTCAGCCCATTGATTGCAGTTTATGGAGAAACTGCCTGTGGTTATTACTGCTATACCCTGAGAGTAAAAGATGTTTCCTACTTTACTAGTTTTACTGCCTGAGGTAAGAATTAGATTTCCTTCACCATTATCAGTTATATAATATATGTTTGCTGTTGTATTATCTATAAAACCTAATTTAAAAGATTTAGGGACAACATAATTACCATATAAATTAGTAGGAATAGAGACTACAGTAATAGATCCCGTATCTAATAAAGATTGAGTAGCTGTAGGAAAATATTTAGGATTATATAATGTTGTAGATGGGTAATTGTAAAATCTACCAAAAGAGGAAGATACAGAACCTGTAAATTGTAAAAGATATTGTTCCCAATTTGGGTTATATTTTGGATTGAAAAGATTATATGATCCTGTGGTTAAATCTCCATAATATGAAATGTCATTAGAATAATATAAAGCCCTAGCACTGTTATATATTCCTCTTTTATCTTGAAGAGCAACTAATCCTGTAGTAGGTTCAGTTGTATAATCATAGTCTAAATGGTTTAGGTTTAACCCAGCGTAAAAATCAATACCGGCTGAAGAAGTTATAGCTTCACCACTAAATGTAAAGCTTTTAGCAACTGTGAAAGGTACAGAGATTACATCATTATTAGTAAATTGTTTATAAGCACTCATTCATTAGAAGTCTAATTTAACTCTAACTAACAATTCTTTAGTAAAATCTTTTTGTAATGGTCGACTTAATTTAGCTACAGCTAATAATTCATTATTATCATTATAAAGACCTACTGTTGTTATATAAGTTAATGGATTATAAGCAAAATCACTCCATGTTAAAGATCCATTAGCACTAGATATATAACTTGGGTTTTCTGAGTAGTTAAATTCGTTGCTTCTAGCTCTTACAAATACGAAATTTGATGATAAGGTTTCTTGACTGTTTAATCTAAAATTAGCAGTTGCTGATGAGCTTATGGCTTGGTAGAATCTTCTAGTGTTTAGCCCAGGAGCGTTAAATGATCTACTTGCTTGAAGTGCTATTCCTCCTCCAGCGACTGATCCTGAAAGTGCTTCTCCATTTAGTAATATAATTCCAACATCTGGTAGGAAGTAACCATATGAACCTGAGGTTGTAGTATATCCTAAGCTTGCTACATCTTTAGGAGTGGATGTTCTAACACCTGCTGATCCTGAGATAAGGTTAAATACTCTACCGGCATCATTTCGTGTTACTACTGTTGTATAGTTACTATCATCAGTGAGAGTAATAGCAGCGGCGCCACTTAGGGTTAATGTTAAAGCCCCCGGTAATAAATGTTCTTTATATTGTGCGCGATCTAAGTTTATAGCCCAAAAATATGAGCTAGTAACACCAGCAAATGTAAACGAAGAGCTTTCATCTGCTAAAATTAAATTTCTATATTGACCATAAATTGTTCTAGTAGGTGAAGATCCTGTAACTAGGATATTAAAGAATGCGCTTCCACTACCTTGTGAGTCACCATAAACTAAGTCAAATTGAGGTGTAGCTCCAGCTGCTGTAGAAGCAGTTTGATAAACAGTAAGATAATAGTTTCCAGTTGTTCCACCTTCTTGAGTAGAAGAAGAAAAAAAAGTAGTTAATGAAGGAGTATTAGTACTCCAAACTGTACTGGATATAGAATCAACACTTACTACTAAGTCTTGAGGGTCAAATCTTTTAAATCCCATTTTGTTTTATTTAATATTATGATTGTTTAACAATAGTTACTGGAACTGTAATTCTAGCACCGCTATCTCTTCCTTCAATAGTTAAAGTAGTATTAATAGTTGTATTAGATCCTGAGAATAGAGTATTAATAGTAGTACCTACTAAAGTAAATGATGTTCCAATTACTGTTTTAGATACGGCTGTTCCAATAGTAGGAGTTGTGTTTAATGTATTAGCTTGTGTTGTATTAATTCCTACTCCATTAAATGTAGATAATAATCTAACATCGGCAATAGTAGCAACATATCCACTAGATTCAAATGTTTGGTTACTTCCTAAATAATTTAATGTTTGAGGGGTAATTGCTAATGAAGAACCTTGTTTAATAGAAATACTTGTATATCCAATATCAAGAACAGGCAATTTAGAAGTACCTCTAGGTAATGTAACTAATTTATACTTCATAATTTGAGTTTGGTCAGGAAATGCTTCTAAAACAGGCATATTTTCAATTGCTTCTCCATAATATGCAGATCCAGAAGGATGGTTTGGGTTATATAAAGTATAATCAATTTCATCATCTGATAATGCGAATTGAGTAATTTGAAAAGAGCCATCTCCTTTTGCTAATAATTCTCTACCTTTAGTAGTTAAAATAGCATCAACTGTAATTATTTGGTTGTTTAAATATCCCATTTGTAATTTTTATTATAAATATATATAAGTTTAAGATTAATTATCTTTGATTTTGGTTTCCAGCATTATTTATTTGTTCAATTGTAGATAGTACAGTTAATAATTGGCTTTGATTTAAATCTTTAGGTATTAAATACCCGTCAGTTACCTGAGTTTGGATACCTTCGGCTTGAGGTGGATTATTAGCAATAATTATAATTTTAGAATTATCAGACTTAGGACGCTTAATAATACATGAACCCATTATGTGAGAATCAACTATAGGAATTGGATATGTTACTGTTGTTGGATCGGGGGTTACGTTTATTTTTTTATATAAAGGTACAGTAACTGGTGTGAATGTAGTAGTGTTTGTAGAAAATTGGTAAGATTGATTGTATGCTTCATCACTCGTTGTTTCTACCCCAGTTACCGTAAATTCTTGAGTTCTAGGAACACCATTTCTATCTTCATATGAAATTTTAATAATGTCTCCTCTTAATATAACAAAAGGCGTAAGAGCAGTAGGGTATTGTTCAACTCCAGTATTTTCTGGGTCCCAGATATAATAGTTACGTAATAATGAATTATCTATAGCATTTAATGTAACTGTGTTAAATACGGGGTTGGTAATAGCTGTAGATGAGGTTACATTATTATATAAAAGATAATTATAATTATGGATAAAGGCTAAAGGATTAGTGGTTTTAAATGTATAGTCACCACCATAGTCTATATAGCTACTAGAATATGATGATCCTGTAAGGAGTAAACATCCACTCCCTGTGGTAAAAAAACTTCCAGTAAATCCAGATGGAGGATTAGGGGTAGTAGGACTTCCTTGTAAATATACTACATATTGGTTTGTATATTCAGTACTTTTAGGTTGTCTTTGGTTTTTCCTTTTAAAAGCAATTTGGTATGCCGTATTATCTTGATTATATGTATCTTGTTTTTGATTAGCTAAAGTAACAGTATATCCTAATCCAGAATTAAAAATATTCCATGAACCTGAAGGGAGGAAAGTAAAATCTGTTTGTCCTGCTATACTTACTTGATCTAATATAGATCCTCGATATTGAGGTTTAGTATCATCTCCTGTTAATATAACAGCTAATTTTCTTCCTTGTTCAAAAACATCTGAGGTAAATATGTTTATTTCTGAGTCGCCTACTGTGGATATGGGTTTCTTACCTATTGATATAGCACCGGCTACAATAGTATTAGAAACTTCTTTAGGATCGGCTGGTCCTCCTGAGGTTGATAAGGTTTGGCCAGTTATTACTATAGGATATAATTTATCAATATCAAATGTAAATGTATTTTTAGTTTCTAATGATGGATAACCATAAGTAAAGTGAGCAAAATATTGTGGATTTTTAGTTATGACTGCATTTGGTCCATAACTTACATCTCCAGAATATGCACCTATGGTTCCATCTAATAATAAAGCAGCTGAAGAACCACTAGCATAAGTATTATAATTAAGAGCTTGTAATTTACTTCCATTATATCTTGGAAGAATAGATTTTAATGATGTATAATTACTATCAGGTGTTTGAGCTCTTAATGCACTTCCTGATAAAACAGCGTATAAATTAGCTGCTTGGATTGAATTTGTAGTAAAATCTAAATCGTAATAATTAGTATTTGGTCTATTGGTGTTAATATTATTAACTAATGGGTAATAATCACTATTTTCATATTGGAAATTATATAATATTTGTCCCGCTATTGTGAGTCTTGATGGGGAAGATGAAGTAAAATCAATTGCTCCACTTGGAATTAAATATGGAACATTAAATAAACTTTGAGAAGTAGCTCTTGCTGTAGAGCCACTGTAATTTCCTGTGTAAAATTCGGTTTGGTAATTATTAATAGTAGTTACTGTACCTGCTATAGTGTTTAAACTTTGAGTATAACTTTGAGTAACAACTACTCCACCAACAGTTGATGTTAAATAAGAAGAAGAAACAAAATTATAATTATCTAAAACTCCTCCTGTTGATCCAGTAAATGTATACGTAGTACCTTCATCAATGTTATAATAAACTCCACCACTAATACTTGAGGTAACAGGGGAATTTATAGAAGAAGTAAATTGATTATAAGATTGAGACATTTGAGGTAAAACCATTCTATGTCTATTTCTTTCTAAATAATGTTGTTTAACTACTACTCCTGTGGAAGAGTCAGCTCTAGCAGGAATATAATCTTTAATAAACTTAAATAAAGAATTATCTATAAATTTAATCAATCTTACATAATCCTTAATATTATATTTATTTGAATATTTTTGGAAATGATAAGCAGCTAATTGATCTAAATCAGGGTAAGTGGTTAAAGATTGAGATAATAATCTAGGATCTCCTATATAGTTTCCAATATCAAAACGACCTAATGAATCTATAATATCATCATTTAATTCTTCTTGTGGTGAAAATGCAGCTTCAAATAAATTAGTATTATATACAATGCTACTTGTAAATGGATAATTTTGTTCTAAACTTATATATTGAGATAAAACTCCTCCTGCAGGATAACTAGAAGAAATTATCTGGATATTATCTGAGGTTTTATTTTTAGTTCCTATTATAGGAGCAGCATAATAGTATGTTTCATAGTTATTAGTTGAAAATGAACTAGTAAGGCTACTTGAAATAGGGTAATATAATACTTTATAAGAAGAACTTAAAGAATTAAATGAAGATGTAGGATTAGAACCTGATATAGCAGGATGGTAACTACTGTATGAGGCAGTGTTAATAGAAGTAGCAGAAGAAGCAGTAAATATAGTTTCTAATTCACTTCCTAAGGGGGCTCTAAATGCTAATAACCCATAACTTGAACCAATTAAGTTACCACTTCCATCTATATAATTGGCTCCACTTGGGATCAATCCAGTTATAGATTGAGGGTTCATTACATAGTCATAAAATGATGTTGTAGGTAAAGTAGCACTAAAATATCTAATTTCTTGAAATGAACCTGTAAATAATCCAGGTGTAGTAAGAGTTGTAGTTAAAGTTTTAGATCCTGAAATTGATCCACCAAAATATATACCTGCAGGGTAAGCAGTGTTTGAAGAAGTAGTAGATTTAATCCAACTATTATTTATAGAAGAGGATGCTGCTGCGATAGTAAAAGAAGCTGATCCTATAAATCCTAATTGATATCCTTCATTTTCATCATATATTTTATTAGCAGCATATATATTATATGTTACTGTATTAGCAGCAGCAGCATTATATGGGGAACGTTGTAGCATAATATTCCACCATCCACCATCAAAAAAAGGTAAATAAATACCAGATGATTGGTAATATCCGTTATTACTTGTTTGAGCAGCACTTCCTGAGAGATAAAATCTTAAGGTACCATATTGATTATATGGATCTGCTACTGAGCCTGAGTATGATCCAGATGTTGTACCTGATCCTGTATAAAATAAAAATAATCCCATATCCCAGCTTGACGTAATAGGAGTAGCTGAGGAATTATTGGTAGATGTTTTTATAAATAATGATTGAGATATACTTCCAGATGGGATACCTGGGGTTTTAAATCTGAATTGAATACTTGTGGGAATATTTGTGCCAGCATCAGGTGAGGTAAAGGATGTATTTAAACTTTCCCAAGGGACTATAATAGATGCACTTGCTTGGTTATCAAATGCAAGATTATATTTATCATTAAAATAGTCATAACGGCTAGTATATCCATTTTTTCCTCCAAATTCATTAAATCTTAGAATAGTACTTGGAATACCATATGCATTTCTAATAAGTTTTAATGCTTCTAATGTACCTTTTTTCTTTACCAAATATGGTAAAATATGATATATTCGTTTATATAAACGTTGATTAGCCTCAGTAAGAGGAATTAAAGATTGTAATGATGAAGCAGAAACAAAATTTTGAATATATTCTAAACCTGATCCGGTAACAGGATAAGTTCCTGTAGTATTAGGGAAGGGTGATAAGTTTCCTTGAGGATCTACTCCTATTAAGGATGAATATATATCATTAGAATTAAATTGGTTTGTGTATAACTTTTGTCCTAAAGATTCAAGTACAGTTGCTACTAAATCTTTAGATACACCATCATTAATTCTATTATCAGCCTTAAGTTTATCTGTTATAGCATCTGTATAGATCCATATATTATCAAAAAACTGTCCCATCATTTCTATAAATAAAAAATATTGAGTGTTATTTGGATCATTTCTTAAATATGCAGGAATAGAATAGAATAAATTATTTTGATTTAAATTATCATATATCGAAGATGAATAAAGTTGACCTCCATAATAGGCTGAGGTTTCATCTGAACTTCCTAACCATGTTAAAACTTGAGAACTACCTGTAGAGTATAAAGCATATGGGTAGGTGGAATTTGATTTAGGCCAAGTATACGAACCTGATTGGAAATAGAGGTAGTTTTCATATCCATCAAAGTTTGATATAATGTTAGTAATATTTTGTTCTATAGTTACTCTACTAGCAGATACAGAATATGATTGTGAAGTTGATCCGGTAATAGAATTAATAATAGATAAATCATTTTGGTATGATTCAATATTAGATACTTTAGTATAAAAATTAACTAAACGTTGGCTAGCATTTGAAAAAAATACAAAACTTTCAAAATTAGTATAATCAGGAGTTATTTGAATTCCTTTTTGTTGAAGGATATTTTGTAATTGATTATAAGAACTAGTAAGAGATGATGAAATTAATGTAGAATATGTTTTAAAAGCTGTTGAAATTCCAACACTCTTATTTACATCTATGTTTATATTTGGGCCTCCTAAATATATTAAATTATCTACTACTAATGAAGTTTCAGGAAAAGAAATTAGATAAGATGTAGATTCTCCAACTTTAGTTGATATCCAAACTATATCTTGAAGTAAAATATTATCAGGAAGTGGTTCATAAAGTTTAACAAAAAAACTAACATTACCACCAGTAGTATCTAATAAGATATTAATCCCTATAAGTAAATTATTATCACCAAAATTTAAATAAAATTCATCAAAATATACTTGGGAAGAAATTCTTGATTTAAACTCAGTAAATAATACTTCTAAATCAGCATTAGAAGTAAAATTAGTTTGAAGTCGTAATTCGGTTCTATCTCCTGAAATTTCTTTTATAAAGAAAGGATTATCTACTGAAGATCCAAGTTCATCTGAGATAAAGTTAAATAGGGTTTTTATTTTTCCTTCGGTTATTCCTAAATCAGAAACTGCTTGTACTGGGTCTAGGTTTAGAGTACTAATTCCTTGAGATGCTAGAAGAGGATCAAGAGTATTAGTCCATGCATTAAAATCTCCATCCGAATATAATAAAACATTATTCTCAGAATATACAAAAAATTCAACTCTGTCTTGAGTAGGATCAAAAGATCCAGTAAAAATAAAATTAGGAATAATAGCAAAATCCTTATCACTAAATGTTGGAACTTCTAGTGTTTTAGGATCTAAAATTTCTATAGATGCTGAAGGGTATGAGGTCATTGGTTAAATAGTTTGTCTATTATTTTATGATAGTGGGAATAGATTTGGATCAATTCCTGCTTGGTTAATTCCGGCTTGGACTTCAAGCTCAGCAATTTTTTTATTAGCACCAAGAAGAGATATTCTTAGGGCTGCTATTTCATCTAATAAAAGTTGAACACTTTCATTTATTTGTTCTCCTCCAATATATGCTCCACTAGTAGTTGCAAGATACTGGTGGGAATTGAGATCGCCAAATTTAGGTATGTCAAAAAATAATGAGTCATATAATGAAAAAAAACCATCTACAGTTCCATCTACTGTTGGTGTAGAATTTATTGGGGGAAGGGAGCTAGTAAGTTGAGTAAAATTAGTATTGATAGTTTTGTCAAATTGAGATTTATCAAATACTTGTCTATTTATTGTAACTTTTTCCATTACCCATTCACTACTTTAAAGTTTATATTTTGATCGTAAATAATAGTAGATCCTCCTACTGTGGTTTTAATTAAGACAGTATAATGCCTTTCAGGTTGCAATCCACTCATATAAATATCAAAATAACTAGTTTGATTATCAGCACTAATTTGGGTGTAATTATTATCAAAATCTATTATATATTCATTAGTCTGTAGATCTTTAATAGCGTAATATGATGCTGTAGGTAGATAATAATTAGTGGTGTAAAATGAAGATGTTTGGAATACTCTAGTAGGATATTGTGGTCTTACATTAAGTCTAAAACGTTGAATACTTCCACTATAAAATACTCCTAAATTATTTGGGTTACTTATAGCAAGTTGGTCTGTATTGATGATAGTAGTCTCAGAAGATCCAGTATTAAAAGTATAATCTCTCCATCTAAATTCTAAATTTGGTGGGTATATAGTATGAGTATCAGTAGAAAAATATTTTAATTCAGTTTGGATAACTTGATTATTTATAAATTCTTTTGAAGAAGGTTGTTTTAGTATAAATCCATTATTAGGAATACTTCCACTATACCATGCTGTTACAATATTGCTAACATCTATACTTAAATCTAAGTCTGAGTAATATGAGAAAGATTGGGTTCTAACTGTAATTAATCCATTAGATGAACCAGTATACCATGTTCCTCCTCCATTAGGGATAGAACCTGAGAAGGATGCTGTAACATATGGTGGGAAACTACTTGTTATCCATTGAGTAGATCCTAAATAATCAGCCCATGTCCAACTAGCTCCATTAGTAATTACGGGGGTGTCTCTATACTTTCCAGTTCCCATATTCCAGGTACCATATATAGGATAGGCTTCTATAGAAGAGTCTCCATATAATCCTGAGATTTGGGCGTGGTATAAATTTAGGTAAATATTAAAATTACTACCACTTATCTTATTACTAATAATATCATTTATTTCAGTAGAAGAATATTGGATTAAAGTTCTAGCAGCTTGAGGATTAGGACCATATTCTCCTACAGAAGTTGTAGAAGTTTCTATAATTTCATCTAATCCTGAGTTTAGGTTAGGATATGCTGAGTATATAGTGGTGTCTTTGGTTGGGAATATTTTAAATACAGCCATGTGTTAGTAAGTTTAGAATGGTACTATTTTTCCTTTAATATCTGTTGTTGGAGATTTTAGTTCAAATATCATTGGGTCAACTGAGGGGTAAACTATGTTATTAACAGTAGCTCCTATAACATCATAAGCATATGTACTGTAATTTCCATTAGAAGAAGTAAGGTTGGTAATTTTAATATTTTTAACAGTTTGAATTCCTTCTACTAAATCAAGAGAACTATATAAATCATCTAGTAATATAGGTTGGTTAATTTGCCATTTACCTCTATCAAAAAATTTATTAATACTATCAATACACATTGATAATACCATATCTCCAACACTATTAGGACGAATAACTATTTCAAATTCTACTCCTATATTAATTATAAAAGCATCTTTAATTTTAACAGTATCAGTAATACTTCTATATTGGGACAGGTATGTTTTTAAGTTTTGTTTTAAACTGTTATTAGCAGTAGAATAACTTCCATCAATATTTTGACTTAAAATATATAGATCTAAAATTGATGGAGTTTCCCCAGATTGGATATTAGATAATTTTTCGGGGGTAACATATGCTTTAGCTACTGTTCCTAAGTTTGAAGGTAAACTATAAGCACGAATTAAATAATCATTAGGAGTAACTGCTCTTAATTGAGATTGAAATGAACCAAGGGCATTTTGCTTTATTTGGTCTAAAGTATCACCATTTCCTCCTCCAGAAGCAGCTTGAGGATTAGTACATGTAACAGAATTAATTACTATATTTGAAATAGAAGGATCTAAACCAGTGGTTTTAAACTTTAATATATTTTTGTTAAATTGAACAAGAGTATTAGCTGGTAGGTTACCTGTGGTTCCGTTTGAGGTTAAATAACTAAAAGTTAAAACGGTATTAGAGGGTGCTATACCATATGTGTTAGAGAAGATAAAATTGGTAGGAGAAAAAGCAGTAGTAAGTTTACTTCTTCCTATAGGTAATCCTAACCCAACATTATCTGGGTTTGGTATGATGTTTTCAGTAGTATTAGTTACACCACCATTACCAAATTGAATTTCTAAATTATTAGAATTTATGAATCGAGTTGCAAATTTACGTTCAATTTTCTTTAATTGGAGTAAATTAGGAGTAGCAAACACATCTGAGGTAGAGGTATTAGGATCATTATATGGAGTGTTAGAAACATCATCATATATAAAATCTTGGGCTAGATTATCTACTTCATACCAAGTATTTCCATTTGAATCAAAACAATTAGAGATATATACTATATCATTATCTTGAATTAATATAGTAGGAAATTCTTGTGCAACACCAAATGAAAATTGCTTAGTTTTTAAAGTCCCTTCAGTTGCTACAACTGATTTTTTAGCTAGAAAATAAGTAGGAACTCCATTGGATACCTGGTATACTGATATTTCAGTTGGGTCTAAGGAACTACTAAAAGAAAAATCTACAGGGCCATTTAAAAGAAAACTAGTTTGGAGACCAAAATTATTAGAAATTTGGGTAGATACAGGGATAGTAAGAGCATATGAAAAATCAGGTATAGCTACACTTCCTGAAAGTACTGCTGGTAATTGTTGATAAAAATCAATAGTGGTAACAGCTGGGGAAGAAATTGCAGGTTTATAACCAAGTAGATATGCTAGGGCAAATATGTTTTCTTCTTGCTTAGCATATTGTATAAAAGTTTCTTGGATTTGATTATCTAAATAAAATGAAAGTATATCCCCAACATACGCTGCCATATTCATAAACATCATTCCTGTGGAAGCAGGGCTAAAGTCATTATATGTGTCAGGAAAATATGTTTTAGTATAATTAATTAAGGTACTACGTAAAGATTCAAAATCTCTAGCGTAATAATTTATTTGGGGGTTACTAGATGCCATTATTTTTAAAATTGTAAAGTTATTTGGTCATTACCAAAATTAATTATATTATATGTAATTACTATTCGTACTTGATTATTATCTGCGTTTCCTAAAACTTCAATTTTTTTAACTTGAACTTGAGGAAAAGCGAATTGAATTTTTTCCTTTATAATAGTTTCTAATAAAGCAAAATTTTCAGTAGTAATTTGTTCAAAAACAAAATCTTGTAACCCTGCTCCAAAATTTGGAACCAAATATGATTCCCCACTATTAGTCATTAAATAATTAATAAGGTTATATTTAATTTGATCTTGGACTGTATAAGTAGGAGGAAATACTGCTCCTGCATTTAAAGGAAATGAAAATCCTATAGTTTTATATCCTAAAGAATCAAGCGCAAATTTATTTTGAATAATTATTGCCATTATTTCATTAATCCCATTATTTGGTTTAAGCTTACTTCACCTGATGGTAGGCTAGTACCCTCAGCTACTGTATTTATTGGAGGTGGGGTGTAGGCAGGTTGAGCGTTGGCTGATGTAGCTGAGATTGTTCCAAATTCTCCACTAACCATATCTCTTAAATTGCGTTTAAAAGTATGATTTATTGATGGTGAAGGCTCAGGGGTTGTAGTTCCATAGGATGGAGTATATGCTTCCTTTACTACTGTTTTAGGAGCACGTACTGCTTCAAGTAAAATATCTTTTAATTCATCTTGGATTGCTTCACGTACTGCTTCTTTAATTAATTTTTTTAAACCGTCGATTTTCATATGATTATAAATATTTGTTAATTATGTTTTTAATATATTATCCTAAATAATTATCAATAGCAAATTTCATAGTATCTACTAATACTTGTGCGCTTGAACTAAATGAGTAATCTCCTTCAATTTTAACGTTTGTAGATATTTGAGTAGCTATTGCTCTTCTTCGAGGAATATTTTGTAATACATCTGTTAAAGGAGCATTTTCTATAATAATAGAAAACTCTCTATATATTACAGGGAAAGTAATTTCTTCTAAAGGAGTGTCTGTGTTGCTAGTATCTGAAGATTGGGGGGTAGCATTAAGAGATTTAATATTACTTAAAAATTCACTCATTATTTCTTGGGCTTCTTCGGAGGTGGTTGATTGTTCTAGGGCTATTTTGGAAGCACAAAATGCAATTGCTTGATCTAAAAGATCTAAATTTTCAATTAAACCTTGGACGATTCCTTGTATTCCTCCAATTGCTCCTACTATTCCATCAGTAATTGCTTTTCCTTGGTCTATAAATTTATCTGCTACATCTATGCTATCTCTAAATTTATTAACTACATTTAATGGAATACCAACCCCAGGAGGGACAGCAGTTGGAAGTGGAAGATTCCGTAAAACTGTTACTATAGTATCTAATACTGTTAAAATAGTATCTAATGTAGTTCCAACTTGTTTTACTGAGGAAATAGTATCATTAACCTTAGTAAGAGCATCTTTAACCTTATTTTTAAAATCTATTAGTTCTTGAAGTTTTTCTGATGATGGGCAACTATCTTGTAATTCTTCAATTATTTTTTGAATAGCTTTTTCTTGAAGATTTAAATTTACAATTATTTGTTTAACTATAGATATAACTAATCCTCCTAATCCTGGGGGGAGTGATGGTTTTGTTCCTTCTGCTTTGCGTTTTTGTCTTTGTGCTTTAAGAAGTTTAACAGTCTCAGCCGCTTTAATAGCTAATGCTATCAATGCTGCTGCTTTTTCAGAAGCAGCTTTTATTTCAGCTGCTTTTTCAGCTGCTTTTAAAGCTTTTTCTTGTGCTTTTAGGGCAGCTTCTGCAGCTTTCTTTAATGCATCATTTTCGGCCATATATTATTTAGTTTTGCTAACTTTTGATAATAAAGATGAAAGTTGCGATTGATAATTTTGTAATTTTAAATTAAAACTTATAGCTGCAGTATTTAAAGGTATAAAAGGAGCCCCAGGAGGAAGACTTGTTAGTGAAGATAATTGATTAGCTATGGTTTGTAAATCTATTAAAAGATTAGATAATAGATCTACAGTTTTATCACCTAACAATAATGATTGGGTTTTAGTTTCATCTGGGTCTCCAAGGAGGATTTTTCCTTTAGTTTTTACTATAAAATTTGTATCAGCGTATAAATTTATACTTCCTTTAGAATTTAAACCTATAGACTTTGCCCCACTTAATAATGTATGGTCATCTTTACTATTTATTAAGATTCTATTAGAAGTTATTATTACTTGATCTTTAGTATAATCTTTAGGATTATCAGGTTCAGTAGAAGGAGCGTATGCACTGTAATTTTTATTAGAAACTTCAATAGGAATCTTTTGAGTAGAAGTAAGATAGATACTAGATTTATCTTGATTTATATCTTCTACAATAGGATCCCATGGTTCTTTTTTATTATCATAAAACCCATTTCTTAAAATAGTAATAGGATCTCCATTTTCAGGAAATTCAGACCAAGGACTATCAGTTCCTATAGATGTACTTCCAAATCTGATAGAGTTACCCCATCTTCCTTCATAAATTACATCTCCTTCATATGGTTGGAGAGGTTGAACATTACCTCGTTCTTTAAAAAAATTACCTAATTCAATTTCATGAAAACTATCATTTACTGAGTTTGCATTTCCACTTGTAGTTTCTGAGTATGGTTTATTTAAACTATCTGGGGTTTCAGGGAAGTATATTTCCTCTGGGAGTGCATTGTGATTAATATTACCCCAAATGTTTAGTGGAGATATATAATAATAAACAAATTTATTAGTATTGGCTGTTTGTTCGTTAGTATTTGCTAAATTATTAGTAGTAGTAGATACTATTAATACTATTTCTTTTTTTAAAGGAATATTTTTTGTATAAGGGAATAAGGGTCTTGCAA